CTTCAACCTAACACAGCACACATGTGTTTTAAAAATAGTAAATTTTACAACCAAATAAAGGTCATGGAACCCATTTTAATGGGAGGCTAGTGACCTACGCCTTTTTATTGGAATTCAAATGCCAAACAATTACTTGAATTATTAATATTTAATGGTTTTGAAAATAGGAGTTTCCTTCTCTAGTAAGTAATGTCCTCCTTTCTGTTGGCCAGCAAATTCGACATCAGAGCCAAATTGTCCGTACAACACTACAGTATCGTACTCGTGAACATTTCCCATCTCCACATGAATTTTGTAAAACTTCTTGCTCCCACGAACATTCCAGCCCATAGAAGCAAAACCATCAACAGGGCCAACCACTTCTCTGGAAAAACTCAACTCGCCACTTGGACTCGTCAAAACTCCACTGTAAAATTGGTTTGAACTGAGACTATTCTCATGGGCTGAAACCGTCAACTGAGATGTTCTTCTGTAACTCATGTAATCAGAACTGGCACGAGCAACAATGTAAAATTTCAGAGTGCCTCTCATCCATGCACAATTCTGCAACAGGCGTACAAAAGGGGAATGTATAATCTCAAAGTTCTCACTGCTTTTAGATCCATCAAGGCGCATCTTCAAGGAGAATGGATGGATGTCCTCATCCGACTTACTTCCAGGATACAAACCAGCCTTGTACTTCCAGCGGCCCATCACAAAACGCACTGAACTAAAATCTTTAGGCGTTGCGTGGGCTTGTCCAAGCATGTATCTCAGAGGTTTCCTGATCTCAGGATCAAGTGACCTTCCTACAGTCTTGCCTTTTCCTATGCGCGTTATCGTCGTTGGATAACCCGCACTGACTCCAGTGAAATTAATATCTCCGGATAAACGGGCAGCTATCCTGAATGTGAGTTCACCTTCCAAAGCACTAGACACCGTATCTCTCTGGTAAAGCACAAAATTGCCTGAAACGTCATCTCCTCTTGCTGAGTCTAAATCCCATCTATCAAGTGCCTGATACACCCCAAAAACCTCTTTAGGAAAGCGCACAGAACGGGTGCTCTTAGATCCTGCCGAAAATGTGAAGTCAATGTGGGGCAATGAATCAAGGACTTGCATGTTTCCAATCTTTTCAATGTAGGCACCAGCAACATATGCAATCGAGAAAGTTCCTCCAATCATAGGGCTGCTCATAAGAGTGAAATCCAAAATGACATCCGATTGCATATATTGACTAAGACCACAATAAGAAGAGGCAAAAGTTGAAGTTACCTCTTTCCCATCAGTTTGTGGTTTGCCAAAATTGACTTCGAAAGAGTAAGCCACACGCTCCCCTTGCTTAAAAGCCAGAGTTCCCAGTTCCTTGCGAAACATAAATGCTGGGGCATGCTCCAAAGTTGCTATCTGTTTGGGCAACACAATGGAAGGTTCATAATAAATTGCAAAACTAATTCTAGCATCAACTTTTGGAGCATTCAGCCACTTAGACAGTGTCTGAATAACCACCACAGGAGCATATTTTAGAGATCCCAGATAGTGCATGTTCCACCAGTCCGCACAGGAAAAAGGTTTGAAAACAAATTCCACGAACGGTTCTATGGCCGGATTCCACTTATAGTGTTGAATGCCTAACAAACGTCCCAAACTTGAGCCCAAATTTGCGCTCTCATTACCTTCAACGTAGCTGACTGCCAACCCTATACCACATGTTGGAGCCACCTGACAATTGATCTTGACCTTCAAAGAACCTGGGATTTTGCTCAACATGTTCAACAAACCAGTATGAACAGCACTGTGTTTGGACAACTCATTCAGATAAGCCACAGTGATTTTGGTCCCAGGTATTACGTTTAAAGGAATGCTTGCATATCCACTAAACAGCAAACGCATGGTCTCCGTGGCTGACTCTATAGCAAAAGTGTTCGTTTGCACATTCAGAACATCCTCCTCCATCAAGCCTTGACCATATCTATAATCCTTGCCATCCTCATCAGACAAGCATCCTAGATCTTCAACACTCCTGACAAATTGATCACTAGAAGAATCTTTCTTTTCAAATCTTTGTGAGCCATGAGTATTAATCTTTGCTGGTCCTGTGTAATTAAGCACCACTTCATTTCCTTTGAATTTTGGTTTCGGAAAAAATATTCCTCTGTCAGTTGTTATGGCCTCTGTTTGCTGCACATTGCTAGGCCCAGGCAAATTATAATTATCCAAATTCACTTCGGGAAACAGCCGGGGCGTAGCAAACACAACTTGCGCCTCACTAGCAAACTGGCGCGCTTTGACCACATCCTCAGTCTTAGCTTTCAAAAGATGCCTTGTCTCAGTAACCTTTTCAGGGCCCTTTGCACGAACATAAAGAGTGCGAGCTGAAATGTTGGCCAATGTGTATCCTTCGTCGAAGTCCGAATCCCGGCTCACCATTGAAAGTTCCAAAGTTGTGTTTGGATCATCGCTTGCAGGAACTCTGTGCATCGGAAAGT